CACAGTGAGGGTTCACGGAATCAGAGAAAAAGCACAAGCTGTATTCAGACAATATGTTGATGATTTTGATTATTATGAATCAGAATCAATCAGTCATAATATGGACACATATGGGTGTACTGAGGAAGAAGCAACTAACCAAGCCATGGCAGTATTAATTATGGATATATGTGAACGAATACCAGCACTTGTAGATGTAATTATATATGAATCATCTATGAAAGAAGTACGAAGTCAATATTCAAGATTATTAGACATACTGTCACAAGGTAATAGTCATGTTGTTGAGTCAGTTAATGACGAATACGACTACTGAACATGATAAAATTGTATGACAAAAGGTGGGACATATAGTCCCACCATAATGAGGTGATATTTTGAGTAAAAAGAAACAAATAAAAATGTATGTAGGTGATTTTGAGACTACAGTTTATGAAGGTCAGGAAAACACTTTAGTATGGGCAAGTGCTATTACAGAATTATTTACAGATAAAGTAATAGTATTACACTCGATAGATGAGACTTTAGATTGGTGTAAAAAACAACATGGTACAATCAGAATCTACTATCACAACTTATCTTTTGATGGTTCATTTTGGTTATACTTCCTGAAAGAAAAAATGAAATTTAAACAACAATACATTCCAACTACTGATGACAACATTTATGTAGGTAAGTGGTGTAAAGAAGACAAACTAAAGTCAAAAGAATACACACTCAATATTTCTGATAGAGGTGTATGGTATTCACTAATATTTAAAATAGGTAGAGTAACAGTTGAGTTGTATGATTCACTTAAACTTTTACCATTCTCAGTTAAGGCAATTGGTAAGGCATTTAACACAAAGCATCAAAAACTAGACATGGATTATGAGGGAATCAGGTATCCCGGCTGTGAGATAACAAAAGAAGAGGAAGAGTATATAAAAAATGACGTGCTTGTTGTAAAAGAAGCACTTGAGATTATGATGACAGAAGGCCATAATAAAATGACAATAGGTGCTTGCTGTTTGGGTGAATACAAAAAACTATTAAAAGAAGCATGTCACGACTTTTATTTGTTACCAAAACCTAAAGATTCGCCCTCATGGTTTAGACACTTTTTTCCTGATTTAGACAAGATTAATCTAGACACAAAGTATGCAACAATGATTGCACACATTAGAGGTGCAGAGAGATTTACAGTTGACAAGTATATACGACACAGCTATTTTGGTGGATGGACTTACGTCGTACCTGAAAAAGTAGACAGAGTAATTGAAAATGGATTAACAGCTGATGTTAATAGCTTGTATCCATCTATGATGCACTCTAAGTCAGGTAATGTATTTCCATATGGACATCCAAAATTTTGGAAGGGTAACGCTGTACCGTCTGAGGCAATGAGAAATGATAGATATTTCTTTGTGCGTTTTAAGTGTAGATTTTACATTAAAGAAAACTACCTACCTTTTGTACATATACGTAACGATAATAGATACAGAGCAAATGTAAATCTCACGACATCAGACGTGTACAATAAGAAAACGGGAAAATACGAACGATATACAGAAAGTAAAGGTGTTGTCCGTGACACAATCCAAACAATGACAATGACATGTACTGACTTTAAGTTGTTTTTAGAGCACTACAATGTAGAGGATTTTGAAATACTAGACGGATGTTATTTTAAAGCTACATCAGGTTTGTTTGATTCATACATAGACAAGTACGCAGAAATTAAAGCAAAATCTAAAGGAGCAAAGCGTACACTAGCAAAGCTATTCCTTAATAATTTATATGGTAAATTTGCAAGTTCTACTGAATCAGATTTTAAAGTCCCTATCACAAAAGATGATGGATTGATAGCATTCTTTACTGTGATTGCAGATGACAAGGAAGTAGGTTACATTCCTGTCGGCTCAGCTATCACAAGTTATGCAAGGAATTTTACAATAAGGCATGCACAAATGAACTACTATGGTCCGGACAAAGCTGGTTTCATATATGCAGACACAGATTCTATTCACTGTGATTTAAAACCTGAGGAGCTAGTAGGTATTGATGTACATCCTACAGATTTGTGTTGCTGGAAGCTAGAAACCTACTGGGATAAAGGAATATTTGTAAGACAAAAGACTTACATTGAGCACGTCACACATGAGGACGAGGAAGCACTAGAAATTGACAAACAATACTACAATATTAAAGGTGCCGGTATGCCAAGACTAGCTAACGAATATTTAAACTGTGCGTTACAAAATGGTGACAAGTTAAAACAACTTAATAAGACAACATTGTCTAAGGATGAGTTGGTATTACCACTTACTAATACAGGTCAAATTAAAAAGCTGGATGAGGCCACATATAATTGGATAGTTGAAGGAAAACAATTAACAGATTATAAAGTACACATGACTGTACCAAGTGGAAACCTAAAGGGTAGATTTATTAAAGGTGGAAAGTTGTTAATTGATGGTGAATATACAATGAAGGATGTAAGTTTATAGCATAATAAAAAGAGACAGTATATAATACACTGTCTCTTTTTTATATCCAAAGTCAACTGCTAACATGTAGCGAGGGGTAAATTCGAATCACTTGTGGCACTACGTTTAAAGTGTACCTTCCACAACATGACAACATGGTAGTCAGTGACGGATACTCTTTAGGGAGAGGCACACGGGTAAAGGTGTGCCTGAAAATAAAATTTAATAAGTTAAAAGAACTTAAAATTACTGTGCTACATACTATACGAGGAGTAGGTATCCGTAACTTTAATATAATTGTAGCATAACTATTATCTGATTGCAACTAATTCGAGAAAACATTGTTTACATAAAAGGTTTTTAAAACGTACGCATCCTTGTTCAAAATAGCTACGCATTGTACTGATAAATGCATCGTTCATTCGTAGCATAATATAATTAATTTGGTGGTCGTCTGTAGTTACAGATATACGTCTTGAGAATGTAGTATCTACCTTGTCATCTACATAGACAATACCGTTTTGTTTGTATTCTTTAATTGAGTAATTCTTACCGTCGTATCTAAGTGTTGCAACATAATGAGGACGTTCGTCGTAATTTATGTTAGGAATAATAAACGCATAGTTGTCTAACAACTCTTTAGATTCTGACGAATATCTGTTGTATGCTGAATCACCGAAGGCACGATTAAAAGCCGATTCCTTCTGAGCATTTTTTGCTGACTCAATTGTGTCACGCTCTAATATGAATCCTTCACCTTTGAGGTATCTTGTTTTGTTGTCAAGCCTTGTGTGAATACCGAATGCAACATAATAAGGATTAATAAGTGACACAGGATTAGACAACATGTAGACAGGTACGTAACGTGACTGTTTACCTTGTCCTCTTGCTATTGAAGTATGTATACTTTGAAATTTAGTAATTTCATTTGTGCAATAATTACCTGTCTCAGATTGAAATTCATCAAACACCATAGATGTGACATCAGAAAACACGTGTGAATATTTTTTAATTTGGTCTGCTGAATTTAAACATATTGCATAACCACAACTCTTCTTATTTAAGAACAGCTCTACTATAGAATTTTGACATACCCACTTTTCTGTCATATAATATGTAGGAAAGAAGAGTGAGTGTAAATCATTAAAGAACTTGACGGATATATCCTCTAATTCGTATTTATATCTGTACAGTAATATGAATTTTTCGTGCTTTTTGATAAATCTATTGACAACCAAACGTCCATAAAATGTTGTCTTACCACCGGTACGATTAGTAACAATCATATATATCTCAGGACGTTTACCATCAATGTCTTTTAATGACAACACTTTAGTGCCATCATAATACGTAATTCCTTCTGACATTTTTAACACCCTCCTATACATATATTATAACAGAACGTGTACATTATTTCAACGTTATGGTATAATATGTGTATAGATGAGTAGTGAATTGTAACTGTAAACGAACACCTCTATTTACACGCAATTTCTTCCTTATTTTCAAACTACTCATAAAGGTGGAGGTAATAACATTGAATATATCACATAATGGATTAATGTTGATTTGCTATTATGAAGGATGTCGATTAACAGCCTATCAAGACCAAGGTGGAGTATGGACGATTGGATGGGGCAGAATTGCAGGAGTTTATCCGGGAATGACATGTACTCAAGAAGAAGCAGACCAATGGCTATTTGATGAGCTTTCAAGATTCGAAGCAATGGTAAATGCTGTTGACAGTATATATCATTGGACGCAGAACGAATTCGACGCACTAGTCTCATTTGCATATAACGTAGGTAATATAAAAGGCGTTACAAATAATTATCAACGCACTAAACCACAGATTGCAAATGCCATGTTAAAATACAATAAAGTTAATGGTGCATACTCTTTAGGACTAGACAGAAGACGTCATGCAGAGAATGAGTTATTCACCACAGGTGTACTTCCACAATTTATTATTGACGGATGTCCACCTAATACACCTCAGGGTGGTGGTCAGGGTAGTGGAGACGTGCCCTTCTATCCTGACACACCGGTTGACCCTGTATTCGGACATAAGATGCCACTAATATATCACCTTAAACCTTACAGAAAAAGGATGAGGTAATTACCATATATGTAACAAGAAAGGAATTTAAGAAACAATGGTACAAACAACAGATGAAATCATAAGTAAAGTAAAAGAATTGTTAGGTGATAATGCAACATCTGACGAATCAATCGAACTGATAGAAAACATATCAGATTCTATGTCAGATTCCAATTTAGATTGGAAAGAAAAGTATGAAGAGAACGATAAAAAGTGGAGACAGAAATATGTTGACAGATTCAATTCAGGCGAATCAAATAACACACCTGAGGATAACGACGATAACAACTCAGATGGTAATGAGGATGACACAGATGAAGTGTTGACTTACGACAAACTTTTTACCGAATCTTAACATTTAAAAGGAGGAACGAGAAATGCCACGTAGAATTGTACAGAGTCAGTTATCAGCAAATACAGCTACAATTTTAAATACAATTCGTGCCAATGCAAGTGCTCAATATCAAAATGACATTCCTGAAATTACTCAGGCTACTGACATTCCAAAAGTAGGTGAACTTTTATACGGTAATCCTACTCGTGCTAATGAGTTTTTATCTGAACTCATTAATCAGATAGCAATGGTACGTATTACAAGTAAAACATATAACAATCCTTATGCTCATTTAAAGAAGGGTTATCTTGAATACGGTGAGACAGTAGAGGAAGTATTTATAGAACTTACAAAAGCTAGAGAATTTTCAACAGAAAAAGGACCAGCTAGAGAGTTTAAAAAGTCAATTCCTGATGTAAGAACTGCGTTCCATATTATGAATTACAAAGTACAGTATCCTATCACGGTTACTCAAGTGCAATTGAAACAAGCATTTACATCAGCACAAGGTGTTAAAGACTTAATAGATAGAATCATTGCTGGCGTATACAACTCAGCAGAATATGACGAGTTTTTACTTTTCAAATACCTTCTTATTAAAGGTATTACAAAAGGTCATTTCTTACCTGTGTCAGTAGATACTAGTGACATCAAAAACTTTGGTATTGCCTCAAGAGCAAAATCAAATTCACTTACATTTGTTAGTACAAAATACAATAACGCAAGTGTACATACATTTACACCAAAAGAAGACCAAGCTATTTTCATTGATTCGCAATTTGATGCAGAATATGATGTCAATGTACTTGCCTCAGCGTTTAACATGGACAAAGCAACATATGAAGGTAAAAGACATCTCATTGATGATTGGACAACATTTGATTCTGAGAGATTTGAAGCAATCATGGAAGAGAGTGACGGTTTTGAACCTATTACAGCTCAGGAACTTGAACTCATGGCACATGTAAAAGCTGTACTTGTCGACGAAGAATATTTCCAAGTTTATGACAACTTAACAACCATGACATCAACAAACGTACAGTCAGCATTATATACAAACTACTGGTATCATATATGGAAAACCTTGTCATGGTCGCCATTCTCAAATGCTATTGTATTTGTTGACAACAATGCAACAATTGACTTACCACAGACAATTGATTATAAAGTATCTTCTATCACAAAGACTGATAATGCCACATTGTATACTTTAAACCTAGATGAAGACGCTTCTTTAATTTCTACAGCTTACCAATTTGTACAAACAAAGCAAGCTACATCAGATGGAGTTGCTATTACACACTACGGTTCAATTACTGTACCTGATGGTGTATCATCTGTTGCATTAGAAGTTACAAATGAAAATGCTGTTTACACAGGTGGCAGTATCACAGTTGCCACAACTGCTGTGGGCAATACTATTACTTTAACAAAACAGTAGTATTGTTATAAAACTATCCTTATTTTTTGCTTAGGGCACTACATTATTGTAGTGCCTGAATTATTAAAGCGAGGTGAAAATATGCATATTGAACCGGTAACAATGATTCAACTTTTTAAAAACATTCCTTGTGACGTTGACTACCGCAACACTCTTTACTTTGCAAATGTTACAGCACAGACAAGTTACTTTAATGGAAAAGTATTTTCTACACATCCTAGAAATACATATAATCGTGTAACTAGAAATTACTGTCGTGTGCAAGCACATATACATGACGTGTACAATTGTAATTACATGAGATTCAGGAACCCTAATTTTGCTGGCAAGTGGTTTTATGCTTTCATATTAAATTGTGAATATGTAAACGCTGAAACTGTAGAGATTAATTATCAAATTGACGTTATACAAACATGGTATTTTGAGATAAATTGGAATGAAAAGCAGTTTATTAGCAGAATGCACGACATTCACGATTATAATCCGGTCACTAGTAGACATGAACAAGAGGTCAATACTCAACAAGAGCCAGTTGAAGTCGACGAACTTATCATGCTTGAAGGTAAAGGATTAACAGAACTTACAAAAGACTTCTATCTTGTATTAGTTTTCGCTGTAAATGACTTAGAGTATTTTGATGTCATCAACCTTGGAGGGGCAACGTTTGCTCGTGCCATGTGGGATACATTTGATGCACCTGGTGTTGCTGGTATAATTGACAAGGTAAATGAGTTTGTTAGGAACGACAGCACCAACTCAATTGTGGGATGTTGGATACTTCCTAAATTTATGATTGACCACCGAGGAAGTGCAACTCAAGAAAAAGACATTCCGTTCCATAAAGACTTCGGTGGATATGTACCTAAGAATAACAAATTATATGGTTACCCTTACAGCTATTTGATTGTTGACAACTCATCAGGAGATAACCGTAAATACAGATTCGAGAATTTTGAGAACTTGGAATCACATGGAGATGACGAACTGTGTACAGTAAGATTTAGACTTAACTGCTGTATATCTTGCAATCCTTCTGTATACACTTCACCCGTCGGTTATGAAAATAATTCAGGTGAAGGTCAAACGGATTACACAGCTTTTAAACGTCCTTCTGTTCCTTTTGGACTTACGTTAAATAATTTTCCGATGGTTGCACTACCTATCGACGCAACTCAGGCGGCGATTGCTCAATTTAACTCTACGTATTTTACCAATGTATGGGATACTACAATGGATTTAGTAAACGGCTCTATGGCTATGGGTAGAATGAAAACTAATGAAGAATATTATAACCCTCAATCTGCAACTAGTGGTGCTATAAATTCAGTAGAAAATATTGCTGGTAGATTGGTTAATATTTTTCAAGACCAAGTAAACATTAGGCGTAAAAGTGGTGAAATGTTTGGTACACAATCTAATGTTGATTCTATTTTCTTTTTAGGTGAAAAGACTTTTTACTTTATGCGAATGGGATTATCACCTAGAACTGCTCAACGAGTTGATGAGTTTTTCACACGTTTTGGTTACGCTCAAAATAAACTTATGCCATTGTCTGATATTTCACATAGGCAAAGATATAGTTACGTTCAAACACAATCATGTGCTCTATCAGGAAGTATACCTTCTGATGACATTAGAAACCTTGAAAATATATTTGATAATGGTATTACATTTTGGAAGGACCACAACAACGTAGGAAACTATGATATTGACAACCCTTGTGTATAAGGAGTGACATATATGAGAAATATGAAAAACACAATAAGAAATAAAACTAAAAAGAATTTTGAGATTTCACTTATTGATAATATGCAAATGTATTATTACTACCTAGATAGAATAACATCACTTGCTATGAGTTGTTTTGAGTGGGAAAATATGCCTGATGGTATTAACACTTGGTATCTTGAAAAGACTTTATTTTTTAATCCTCAGGCAATATTTTTTAGGGAAGAGGTTATGGATAAATTTTATGTGTTAAAAGGTGCTATGAACGGTCAACTTGATGTGTACGGAGAACCAACAGGATGGACAGCAATAGGTGAGAATGGTTATAACAAACAATTATCAGCAGATGATTGTGTTGCTATTTATAATAACATGCTTAAAGATAACTGCTACGTTGCGTGTGATATTTATGCTAGACGACTTGCAGATATTGACAGAACAATTAGTGTAAATCTACGTGCACAGCGTACTCCATTACTTATTACATGTAGTGAAGAAGATAAACTATCTATGACTAATTTGTATAAACAGTATGTAGGTGGCGAGCCAGTTATCATGGGTTACAGTTCATTACGTCCTGACACAATTAAAGTAATGAAAACAGATGCTCCATATAACTGTGACAAACTTAACACTCTAAAAAGTGAAATATGGAATGAATGTTTGACGTATCTAGGAATTAACAATGTCAATACCGTTAAAAAAGAACGTATGATAAGTGATGAAGTGTTACGTAATCAAGGTGGAACTGTTTTCTCACGTTACTCAAGATTGTTAATGAGAGAAAAAGCATGCGATGAAATTAATAAGAAGTTTGGACTTAATATAAGTGTTAAGTTTAGAGAAAATCTAGACCTCAAAACTGAGGAAATAAGTCAGGAAGCTGGTTCACCATTTAATGTTGTTAAAGGGGGAAGTGAAGATGAGTAAGTACACGACAGAGATTAGATTCATTCTTGAAAAAGCTAACAACTTAACTGTGTCTCAGGATTACCCTAGTGTTGACGAGATTATTAACAATGGCCGTCAAGCTATATTTGACTTTGACTACCCTATATTTGACGTAAACTATAAGCCTGTTTTGGAACGTAAAATCTTAAAACATTTCTACGTCCGTGAAATAGGAAGTGAGACAGTCGGTTTATTCAAATTATTTCTTAGCAGAAAAATGAATGAAATAATGCCCTACTACAATAAATTGTATCAATCAGAGCTTATAGACTTTAATCCTTTGTACTCTGAGAACCTAACTAAAGACTATCATAAAGACAATGTTAGTACAGGTAATGGAAACAGCAACACAAAAACTGATAACACTAAAACAAACACTAATACTGCAAACACAACAGAAGAAAATAGTTCTACTTCTAACACAGAAGCACAAGGTACAAGTACTAATAATTCGACTTCTACAACAGATGGTAAAGACCATGAAACTAGTAGGACAGATTTAGGTCATTCACAGTCAGATAGAATAATTTATTCTGACACACCTCAGAACGACTTGTCTCAAATTGAAAACGGAACCTACGCAACAAATGCTACATTTGAGGCTCACAGTTATAATGACGGCACAGACTACAATACAGATTCTACTAATCACTCACAAACTGTTAGCACAGCTACAGGTAACACAACAGACAATAGAGAGTCAACAAACAAGTACAATGGAACAACAAATAAAACCAGCAATACAAGTGACGTTCTTGACGGTAATAGGGATGTGATGTATACTAATAATAGGGATACTGACGACGATTATCTCGGTCATGTTGTGGGTATTAGTGGAAAATCACCTAGCAAGTTGTTAGAAGAGTATCGTAAAACTTTCTTGAATATTGACATGATGATAATACGTGATTTAGAACCACTGTTTTATAAACTTTGGTAGTCCCTTTAACGTACAAATACATTGATGGGAGGTGACACAAGATATGCCTTTCTCACACGTCGATAATTTAAGGTTTAGAAGTTACAAGGTCTTACCGACTGAGTACGATAATACTTTAAGTTATTACGAAACTTTATGCAAGGTTGTCGATAAGCTAAATGAAACCATTAATATGCTAAATGACTTTGAGGATACATACAATGAATTCGAGGTAAGATTCACAACACTTGAAACACAGTTTGCTACAATTTTACCTGACATTCAACATGCATTACAACAGGTTGACATTGCAATTGCTGAGGTAAAATCTGCACGTCAAGAATTACAAGCATTATCTGACAGAGTAACTAACCTTGCAAATGATTTATTAGTGACTGAAACTAAGTTAAGACATGAGTACAGAGAAGGTGACACTCAGACACTTGCTACGTCAAAAGAATATGCTGATATGCTTAATCGTATACAGCAAGCAGATATTGACAGTAAATACACTGAGTTGCGTACAGAGATTCGTTCAGTACTCAGTACTTACACTAATCAGGTTGAAACTTTACATCAGATGATTCACAACTATTATACACAGATTACTAATGAGAGAACTCAAGCTGAACAACAAGTACTTGAGCAAGCACTAGAACATGACGTGTATATTGCAAACTATGTTGTTGAACATCTACCTGAAGACATTGTAATTATGAACCCTGTGCGAGGTCAATATACTTCGCTTGAAGTTGCATTTGAGGACTTATATACTAACCTTAGATATTTTGCAATTAAAGCTCAGGATTTTGATTCATGGAATCTAACAGCTGAGGAGTTTGATGCACTACAAATAAGTGCTATTGACTTTGACACAAATGGTGTACGTGAGATTCGAGGATGGTACCCATGGACTATGAATCCCTTTACCGGTCATATGGTACCACTTGACCAACTTGTCCAATACCTTTGCGGATTCCATCTACGTGAAGCAATTACTGCACGTGAGTTTGATAATATGTTACTCACTGCTCAGGAATTTGACGACAGAACATTAGGTGCACAGGAATTTGATATGAAAGGTTACAATGCTCTTACATTCTATGGAGAACCTTAAAAGGAGGTATGATTTATGAGTATGTCAGGAACACCCACTGAATTTTTAAAGTTGGGAATACTAGAACCAACAGACACACTAAACACACTTGTTGACTTAAACGGTCAATGGAGAAAAGTTGATACAGGTGTTAAGGATGTAAACACTAAAGCTGATACAAATGCTAGTAATATTTCATCTCTTAATACACAGGTTCACGATAATACAGAGAATATTACTAACATCCTTGATACAAATGTTAATCAGCAGGATGATATAGATTTATTGAAAACTAAAGTACAAACTTTAGAAACACATGACGGTGATTATGAAACACGAATTACTAACAATACTAATGGTGTACAAGAAAACTCTGAACTTATCAATGATTTGGAAGAAGACGTGTCAGGTATTCACCTTTCAATTGGTACAGTGCCTGAGGGTAAAACAGTCGAAGGTCAGATAAGTGGTATTGATACTAGAGTTACTGCACTTGAGAACAGTGGTACAGTCGAAGCACTTGAAACTAGAGTGGGAAAAGTTGAGGATTCTTTAGGTAGTGTTCCTAGTGGAAGTACTGTACAAGGTCAGATTGATGGCATTGTTTCTAATGTTGGTAGTGTTCCTAGTGGTAGCACATTACAAGGTCAGATTGATGGCATTGTTTCTAATGTTGGTTCTGTTCCTAGTGGTAGCACATTACAAGGTCAGATTGATAATATCGACTCACAGTTAACAGGAACTTTGTCAGGTAATGACGTTCCTTTCCGTTTTTCTATTGATGGAGAAGGTAACTACGGATACCTTAAAGCTGATGACAGCTTTGTCCCTTTTAGAAGTGGTGAAAGTGGTATCACTCTTACGCCATATCCTAATGGATTAACACTGAATAGCTCGGCTACAAATCCAATTGTAATATTGAAACCTTATGCTAGACTTAAAAATTCTAGTGGAACAAATTATTTTTATGATATAACAAATAATTCCTTGGTAGAAACTGTTGGTGGTAATAATGGCTCACGTTTTAAGGAACTAGCTGATGGTGTTGTGGACTTAGTAACTAATACAACTTATTCTTACACCCAAAATAAAATGATAGTTATAAATGGTTCGGATGTTAATGAATTAACTATTAATGGAAGCACAACAATAACTAGAAAACATAACGGAAATACACAAACATTAACAACTTCTAGTTCTAGTTCAGTGTCGCAAATATATGACATTATGACTAATAGTGATGGTTCATCTATAACACTCTCCTTTTCACCATCAACATCAAGTGAACACACCTACACAATTACGGGACTAACTAGTACATCAGCTAGTATATCAAATGAAAGTACAATCTCATATAGTGAGGTGTATGCAAAATCATTTTATTACAACTCGTATTCATTATATAATAAACCAGTGTGTGTAGGTAAGGAAAACTCAAACATTTATGGCACTGGATTCAGTACAATAGATGTATCAAATAAAACTTGTAACTGTCCTTTTTATGTTATGGATGTTACACCATCTCAACATTCTTATGTGCTATTTCCTGACGGATACTTGGTGCTTTAAAAATTGATTTGATGTGACATATATGTTACAACCCACGAAAACTTTTTTAAAAGGTTCGTGGGTTCGTAACGC